TACATGTGTCAATATTAACGTTGTTATCTACAAAATTAAAGATTTTTTCATTTAAAGTCTTACCAAGAGACGAATTATTCGAACTTAAATTACCAAAAATAGAACCTATAAAATCATCAAAGAGTATATTTTTATCTAACAAGATTTCCTGGAATCTTAAGCTTTTAAATATCTCTGTATAATCAATATCTTCATTAGTTTTTGCAAAATAGTAATAATCTTTAGGGTAAATACTAAAACTAACACTTTCACCGGTTAATAGAAAAGTTTCAGATGAGTTTGTAAACTCTGCACTAACACTTAGCGTAAAAGAATCAACGTCGGCACCTCCATCATCATATGTTAAACTTCCATAAAACCAATAGTCTGTGTCTATACCGGAAATAGTGCTATTTAAACTAGATATACTATAGTGGGATGTATTTACTTCTTGGTTATTGCTATCATATAATATACCTGAAATACTACCATTTAAAGATAAATCTTTAACAGTATAATTAGATATACTAGTAGGCTTTACAAAGAATGGTATAGGAGCCTTTTTAAACTGCACGGGGCTAATATCAAAAATTTGTACCTCGTCGTCTCCCTCCTCTGTTAACCCATTATCATTAATAGTTAAAGAGCTTAAATTTGCAGATAAGGAAGTAGTGCCTACGTTAGCTGTTAAGGATATAGATAAATTATTATTATAATTATTAAGCGAATAATCTATTCTACTATTTTTACTAAAGATTTTATTTCTATCTTTAAATAAGTTAATAATTATCCTTTCACTTGCAAGTTGATCAGATAAAAAATAATATGATTCTCTACCTGATATACCTACGAATACACTATCAACATCTGTACTCTTAGCATCTACTATTTCGTTGCCAGACAGCTTTACATATATATTTGCACCACTAACACTTATAAACGGTATTTCATTATATTCATTTGCTGATAAATTTTCAATATATGACTTTTCGTAAAAAGAGTAATATTTTTGAAGGTGGTTAAACTTATACGGTGTAAGATCAAAATAGTTGGGTATAGTTAACCCGGATACAGTGTAGAATATATTAGTTCTTTCTTGGTAAAACGGAGCCTTGTTAGTTATAGTAATTGGTTTTGAAAATTCACCTGCTGATAGCGGTAGAATATTATCTTCTATCTCTACAGAAAAGGTATTTTCTATATAATCGTAGATATTTACGTTAGCTGAATAAGAGGCTAATAAAGCATTATTTTCACAATCATTAACTATCATTCTTACCTTATATTCCCCAGGCAAAGTGTAGGCGTGGCTTGCTGTTAACCCTGTACCTACAGTACCATCACCAAAGTCGAATAACGCTTCTAATTTATTTATATCTGAATAAAAATCAGTAGAAGGTAAATCCGCTTTAAAAGTTAACGGAGTAATATTGAGATTATAAGAAGAAAGAACATTTTCATTTTTATAATCCTGTACTTCGAATAGCGCATAAGTTGTATTTATATTACTCATCTATTACTACAATTTTACTAGATAAAGAATTAGGATTAATAAAGTATGGAAATTTAAAATAAGGTAGTGTTATGTTTTGATTTACTAACTCTATATCAGCAGTGGGGTAAAGAGGGTTGTATGATATAAGAGAAATACCTTTAAACGAAATATTCTCACTATTATTTCTAGTCTCTATTCTTTTAACGCCCTCTATACTTAAAAGGGTTGATGTTAGGGTGTTTAATTCTAATTCTTGTCCTAAAATATTTGATACTGGATCAAAGAAATTCAACATAGCAGCACTTACCTGAGACTTGAGCCTCTCACTGTTAATTTTATTTCTTGACTCTCTTACAACTACTAAAGTTGTATCTTTACTAATATCAAGAACTAGCTCACTTTGATTAGAAATACCTAAATCGAATGCCATATATATTGGATCTCTTGGCACTACTTCTTGTGAAAGGCTCTTCCTCTCATTAGCAGAATCTATGACAAGATTCTTAAGAGAGTTGCTTAAGAACTCCGGATAATCACCATCATTAGTTACAGTAAATCTCGGAACCATAAATATATTAACGTTGTTAAAATCACAACTATCTGCAAAATTTATTTGATTTATTAGAACTCTATTTGACTTATCCGGATCGACGCAAATATTGTAAAAGTATTGAATATATTCATTTATAAACGACTGGTTATTTACCACTTTTGAGTCAATAAGTATATTACTAAAGCTTTTATCCATAAAAGCTTCATAATCTTGTGTTGAAACTAGTCTTAATTGAGAGTTAAATACTCTTGGAGCGTTTTGTCTTATTTGATCGACTGTCTCTTCGTCAACCACTGGTGAGGAATTATTAGGATTATTAAACGTAAGCAGCGAACTATTAACTGTAGTTACAAACGTGGTAGAATTTTTATTGTTGTAAGTATCATTAAAAATCTTTCTTTGACGCGAACTATCATACACAAATAATTTATCACCGTTAATTGCGTTCTTACTTATAATACCACTTTGATTGTCAGATAAAATATAATTTACCGATACAATACTACCTTGAGTTAACATTTTACCTGAGACTCCATTACCAAATTTAATAACAAAGTGACCGTTTTCATTAAGTCTCTTTTCAAAAACTCTTTCATTTTTATCCGCAATGTAAAGACTATCAACTTCAACATACTCGTAATATAGCCCAGTTTCAACTTCCTTTACATATACACTTAGAGTATTATCAGCTATAAACCTACTATCATTATTATCTAATATATTATCTACTACTATATTTAAAGTTTCAAACTCACTTCCTTGAGCAGTGTAGTCTGGATACTCACCTACTGTACCTTGGTATAAAATAACGTTTTTGTTTAATACCTCTAAACTTTGCTCTTTAGCCTCTGATATAGTAAAGCTATAATCTTTATTAGTAGTATATTGTACGTTATCTACAAGAAAGTATGAATATTTTTTTATCGTGTAATTACCGGTCGCTAAGCCAGCCGCAGCTGTAGCGTTAATGGAGGCTAATGAAGTTTGTTTCCCTGATGGTTTGTAGCCGATAGTTTTAACTATCTTATTCATATTTTCATATAACGTCGCTTGGTCAAAAGAGACCTCCGTAGCGGTATTGTTAAGATAGAATAATAGAACGTGGTAAGAATACGCTACTATATCTATAATAGCAGCCAAATTACTACCTTCAAAATTTTGATCTGTAAACTTTTCATTTTCATTTAACCGGGTTACAATAAAATCTTTTAAAGTTACTGCATCAAAAGCCGTGTAAGCATCTTGCGGTAAATTAAAATCCAGAAAATCGTTATTTTTATCAGCCATAATTTTTTAAATGAAGTTATATCCATTACTATTTAATACTGATCTAAGTGAAAGACCATATACATTAAGTGAAGGGACGTTTATTTGTAGTTGAATGTTATATTGTTGTTCATCTTCTAAGCCTTGTACCTCAACCTTTTCTAATTCAATTCTAGGCTCAAAGTCAGGTAGATTCTCTTCTATATCCTCTTGAATATCTTCTTCTGAAAATTCGTCAATAGGTTCAAATAGATATCTTCTTAGATCAATACCAAACTCCGGGTTAAGTATTTTTTCTCCAGGAGAGGTTAGAAGAGCGTTAGCGATACTATTTTTTATAGATTCCATATCATATAAACCAGCTACGTCTTTTAATTCTTCTTTCCTATTAAGTTGAGCGTTATATGAGTAAGAGTTTTTAACATCAAGAAATAGATCCTTGTAAAGATAATTTTGCTTAATAGCATTGTCCTCAGCCTTACTTACTGATACTGTATCTATCTTTATTAGAGCCATGTATATATTTAATGGCTACTTCTTTTTCCACTGCTGCCTCTTAGGACCTCTTTTATTATATTTTTTACCTTTAATTTTTTTACATGCAGCGTGAGTCGGTCTACATGCTGGGTATGAAGAACCTTTCTTACCGGCTTTCTTTCTTCCGCAAGGTCCTCCTGTTTTGCAGTTAACCCAACCCTTAAATTTCTTACCGGTCTTCTTATCTGTACGTGTTTTAAACCAGTAT